GCTGAGTTACGTAAACAAGCTGATGACTTAGATCCACCTGCTGTGGTTGCAGTAGTTGAAGCCAAACCAGCAGTAAAAGCACAGGCTAAACCTGCTGCAAAGACTGCTACTAAAGCTCCCGTAAAAACAGTAGCTAAAACTGCTACGAAAACCGTTGCGAAAACTACTTCTAAAGTAGTTGAATCAAAGGAAACTTCTGACGCATAAGTTGTAGATGTTAAAAAGCCCCAGATACTTCTCGGTATCTGGGGCTTTCTGTATTAAGAGTAGAATGAAGTTGTTGGTATAGTGTAAGTTGCTCCGGTATATCTAGCAACGCCATTGGTTATTCTTAAGTCATTCATATAGCCACGAAATACCTCAGAATTACCACCTATATGTGAACCAATTCCCATATTTTTAGCAGTATTATTGAAATTAGTAACACCGGTTTTGGTACCCCATAACACGCCATTGACATATATCGATATAACAGTTCCATTATAAACTGCAGCAATATGAGACCATTCGTTTATTAATACTTTTATACCACCTGGTCCACTATATGGACCTGACCAAGGACTTGAATTGTAAGTAACACCAACTTGACCACCATGCATCAACCAAAGTTCTAGCTCAGTACCCCAAATAAATATACTATTATGATCATTACCGCTGTTGTATAGGTAAACTGGATGTATCCATGCTTCCATTGTCCATGCTGTATTTGACATAACCAATGGTGCTGTCAATCCAATATATGTACCTGCACCAACACCGGGTGTGGCCCCACCAAACTTGATAGATCCAGTTGAACCAGTTGTACTTGGTTTGATTGCTGTATTGCATACCAAATAATCGGTAGCACCTGAATTTCCAGCAATTGTCAATGGTGAACTATAATTAGATTTATCAACAAAATTAGTCGCATTTGCACTCATACCATCTGCATTGATAAGCAACATTACATTCGCCCAGTATGGGTCTGATGGAACGAATGGAACAGTAGCGGCCAATGGGAAATAATACGCAGCGCCTGAATCTATACTACCAAGCGGGTCATTACCAAGTGAACCAACGACTACACCTGTTCCTGCATCGTTTAATGATACAGCACTACCTAAGTTATCACCGGCTTCAGCATCACCAGCTGTTAGTTTTGATGACTGAGTCCAGATTGAACTACTACGTTCAAATACGTACACAACGCCAGCAGCTGCTTTAGTTGGTATATTCGCGTATATCGTTCCAATGGTAACTTTATCACCTGCTGCATTGATAGATACCGAATAACCGAACTTATCACCAGCTTCCTTGACATCCGCAGTCAATTGCGCTTCTAAAGCCCATACCGTACCAGTTCTTTTGTATATATAAGCAGCACCAGCACCTGTAATTCCAGTTGGACTTTCACCCATTGCACCGATAGCAACGCGTTCGCCAGCACCATCCATTGCAACGCTCCACCCAAATCGGCCGTTATTAGCTGGGTATGGTGGTTCTAACCAGATGTCTTTAGTCCATGCCGAAGTCAATGAATTTCGGTGGTGGATTGTAACAACACCATTATTTGTTTTTCCTTGGTTGTTATCACCATATGCCCCTTCAATGCATCTAGTACCATCTGCGTTACACGCAATTGACCATCCATGATACGCACCATCCTCTTGAGCTCCTGTTGGTAAGGCGTCATCATCATTTTTCCAATGAATACCAGCCCATGATGTTCCTTTTATTAAATAAGTATGCACCCAACCAACATTCGTGCCAGGTGCATCATCACCATAAGCACCTATGAAAATAGCAGTACCATCGTCATTAATCGCAACTGAATTACCAAAATAGTCATTCGAACCACCATCACCACCACTGATATACACTTCTTCAGCCCAAGTAGTACCAGTTCGTTGGAATATATACGCAGCACCCGAATTATTTTGATTATATGGTAATCCGTTGGCTTGTTGAGCTCCAACGATAATTCGATCTCCGGTTTTGGTGATATCAACTGCACATCCAAACCAATCACCAGCAACGGCATTGGATGCAACCAATTTAGCCTGTTCTTCCCAAGTTCCGCTATTGTTATAATAAACATAGACCGCACCATCGTCAGTCGAACCAGCTAACGCGGATCCGACAACGATGTAATTACCATCACCACTCAATGCAATTGCAGAACCAAAGTTTGCACCTGCCTGTGATGCAGTGTCAGATGCAATTATCTTTTGATACGCGGCTTTCACTGCGGTAGCGCCATATGAAACTAATACTGATAAAAATCCACTCATTTATATAGCCTATGGTTGGAATGTAAACGTTGGTGTGAACGTTTTTGTCGGAACTGGATGAGTTGCACCGGTATATCTAGCAACGCCATTGGTTATTCTTAAATCATTCATATAGCCACGGAATACTTCTGAATTCCCACCAATATGCGAACCAATTCCCATATCGGTATCGGTATTATTAAAATTAGTAACACCGGTTTTGGTACCCCATAACACGCCATTGACGTATATCGATATAGAAGTTCCATTATAAACTGCAGCAATATGAGACCATTCGTTTATTAATACCTTTATACCACCTGGTCCACTATATGGACCAGACCAAGGACTTGAATTGTAAGTAACACCAACTTGACCATTATGCATCAACCAAAGCTCTAGTTCAGTACCCCAAATAAATATACTATTATGATCATTACCGCTGTTGTATAGGTAAACTGGATGTATCCATGCTTCCATTGTCCATGCTGTTTTTGACATAACCAACGGCGCAGTTAATCCAATATATGTACCTGCACCAATTGTAGGAGTTGCCCCACCAAACTTGATAGATCCAGTTGAACCAGTTGTACTTGGTTTGATTGCTGTATTGCATACCAAATAATCGGTAGCACCTGCATTTCCAGCAATTGTCAATGGTGAACTATAATTAGATTTATCAACAAAATCAGTCGCATTTGCACTCATACCATCTGCATTGATAAGCAACATTACATTCGCCCAGTATGGATCATCTGCAACATACGAACCTAGCTGGAAGGTGTATGCAGCACCTGCTTTCATTGGATCTGTGTTTGGTGCACCGATAACTGCCAAATCACCAGTTGAATTCAATGAAACTGAAGTACCAAATGCATCGGTTGCTGCTTTGTCGTATGGTGTAATTATCGCGTCCTGAATCCAAGTAGTTCCAGTTTTCACAAATTTATAAACTATACCAGACCCAGTTCTACCACCAGCAGTCGCGTTATTTGCACCTACTAGGATAGTAGTACCTGCATCGTTTATCGTAACCGATGTTCCAAAATTAGCACCGGCTTGTGCATCGGATGCCATTAATTTTGCTTGAATATCCCAAGTAGTACCAGAACCAGCAAATATATGAACTGCACCAGCTTTGGCTAAACCAAAAGCAGATTCACCAGGTGCACCTATAACCACCAGTGTACCAGAACCATTCAGTGCAACACTGGCTCCGAAATCGCCATCTGCTATTGGTGTTGGTGAAGTAAAATCTCGTTTGAATTGCCATGACGCTGTCTTGGAGGATCGTATTGATAAATTCGCCATACCAGAAACTGTTGTATCAGGAACTGTGTTATAATATCCATTATTTTTATCCTTATGAGCACCTTCAATAGCAATCAAGCCATCGTTTGATATTGCAACGGACCAACCATGTTCATCGAAACTATTAGCAGACGATAGCTGTACTGTTTTTTTACTACCCCAGGTAGACCCGCCGATTGGTCTATCATACGTGTAAACAAACCCAACCGTATTACCAGTTCCATCATCACCGTATGCTCCAATTATAATGGTTGTACCGTCAGCGTTAATACCCACTGCATTACCAAAGAAATCATTAGGTCCACCAGTACCACCAGAAATGTAAGTTTCTTGATCCCAAGAATCACCGGTTCTATTGAATACATACACCCCACCTGCACTGGTTAGATTTACTGATGGGCCACCATTCGAATATGGCGCACCGACTACGATTCTATCACCAATTGCATTTATATCAACTGAATACCCAAGCTGATCGCCAGAAGCCCATGGGTCTGCCATTATCAACGAAGAAGCCATTAAAGTCCATCTGTTACCAGTTCTCTTATGGACCTCGAAATTCAATGCTCCAAGTTGATCAACCAGCGGTGCGCCAACAACTAAGTAATTTCCATCACCACTAATCGCGCAAGATTTACCGTATTTTGCACCGGGGAATATCGTATCACTAATAGAAAATTTCTGAGTTTGAACTGGCACTGCGATTTCGACCCCTTTACCAAATGTGTTATTTGCTGCTATCTTGAATGTTGGATGTTCCCCGGTATTAAAGGTAAAATCAGTCATTGGTAGTGTACCGGTATCTGAAATAATTCCGTTTTCTGGACTACTTCCAGAAACGGTGTAATTATCAATAGTCGCAGAACCATCTTTTAATGGTGCATCAGCATTAACATAATATTCTTCCGCACCAGACAACCCTAACTGCAACGCGGCAACTGGATATTGT